CCTTCACTTCATACAGAGTGTTGCCTGTGGCATCAATGCGACGAACCGGAGTGCTGAACATTTGCTTTTACGATGGCGACGGGGTCTGCGTTTCGGTTAGAAACGCAGAAAAAGGTCTGTTGCCGGACTAGTATGGCAAATAACGTTAACGGAATAGTTGAAGAGCGCGATCGGTATGCCGAGGCAACGGGAGATCTTGCGAGCCACATCGGCGACAAGATCCTGTCTGTTCTTCGGACGCCGGAAAACCAATCACGCATTCAGTCGGTATTGGATCCCATCGTATCGCATATCATCAACAGGGTATTCCCCTATATCTTGCTCTCCGCCATATTGTTCCTCATCTTGCTCATCTTGACAATCGGAACCTTCTGGATGGTCATGCGTACAAACAGCGGAATAGCTGCTCCGATGTTGGTCGCTGCTTTGAGCGGAGCGGGCATGAGCGGTGCTGCGAGCATGAGCGGAGCGGGAATGAGCGGAGTGGACTAGACCCGTATAGATATCATCATTTACACCAGCAAGAAGCGTTGTCCGGAAGGACGAAAGTGCTTCAAGTTCTTTGGACGGCGCACCGGCCGCCCATTTTTCCCATTGTTTTTCGCCCATTAGCGAAGTTTCCGTCGCAAAGTCGCCACGAAGTCGCGCTTTTGCTTCATAATACGGCTCTTGTGTTAAGACTTTCATGCGCCGTAATGTCGATGACATATTTCGAATGTATTTCACAGATTCATAGGCTTGCTTATAGGGAAGTGATGGCAACCCCGTTGTATAATCACTACCCATGATAACACACAGATCTAGAAAGTTTTCATACGAAAGCTGTGATTCATACAGAATGTTGGAAAGTGTATAGTGTGTCCACCCGCTTTTATCTCCTGGAAGACAAGAAATGCTTGATCGCTGAGGCGGAACATACAAATGTTCCACGCCGCGCGACAGCAGATCCAGGTCGTTACTAAACACAGCATCGAATTCTCCATGACGACTCAAATATGCAAGAAGATCATCTGCTTCACCACTCGCGTTCAGACACAGAACACCGCAGGCATACAGAAGTTGCTTACAAAGGTCACGTTCACCCGATGTAAACATCAAAGAATTCGATGCAGCAGCAGTAGTAGTAGTTGGAAAAGCAACACTTCGTTGTTGAAGGGTTGCCTTCTTCGCATCCGGTGGTTTCCCGTCAAAGACAACAACCGGTTCTATTTCGTAACGTTGAAATGCCTCCACAAGACATGCCAACATTTCAAACACACAATTTCTTTGATTCTTCGCTTTGTAAAGAAAGCCAAGAATATCAACACCTACACGTTTCCCTCGTAGCTGAGTCCAATCAATCGTCGTATCAACCGCCGACGGCGCAGCCCATTGAATCCATCCTGTAAGACCCCGAATTCCCATGTTTTTGTTTTAGTATAGGAAAGCCTACAGAATTACATCATTGGCGTGGGAAAATCAGTTTTTTGCGCCAATGGTCATACGTAGAGAAATATCAGTAGGAATCGTATGACCAGCAACAGCGCGAAGATACTCCAACATCGGTGATGCCAATCCGCACAAAACACGCCCACGTTCATCAGCAGTAACGCCATTTTGAAACATCCATAAGAATGCCATATGAGGTGCCAGCGCTGCTTTCAAAACATAGTAGGCAAATACATTCGTATCTTCACTCCACGAAGGTGGCGCGCGTGCCAAGATTTGAATGGCTTGTTTATCTTGCCACGCACGCTGTATTTCCCACGGAACGTTGTGCCATCCGCACCAAAGCCATTCTGCATAAAGTTCTGTCCATGCTTCAAACAACGCCGGTGTCACTTTTGCCGAGTCGCCCAATCCCCAGCATTTGAGCGGTTTTTCAGGCATTTCCCAATCCCATTTGAGTGCATGAATACATTCATGAAGTAATACGCGATCGTATTCTTCCTGACGATACACGACGATCCAGTTGTTTCCAGGAATTGTCCAGCCGCCGTTCACATTCCCTTTGTGGGGCCAACCACCGGCGTCCAGAATACGCGGATCATCGCGCCAAAACAACATTAATGTAAATCCTGGTGGTGTGCCAAGCCATATAAAGAGCGCATCCACCTCTTTTGCGATCGTTTGCGTTATGGCTAGATCCTGTGTAAAAAACAAAAGGCATCCTTTACTTCCAACAAGATCAACTGCGAGCGCTTGCGTGGTCGGTTGTTCAAAAAACGACATAATTTTCCCCTGATCCCACGATGGCGGCTGGAGTTGCTTTTTTACGAGCTGGTGCTCGTCGCTTGACAACTTTCGGGGCGACGGCTGCTGTTGCTGTTGCGGCTGCAACAACACTGATTGGCGAAGCAGGTGCCACATGTGGTGGTGCGCGGGCTCCGATATTATCAAGTGTTTTTGTTTCTGTTTCTCCTGCTTTTCCTGCATCTCCACGTCCATGTCCATCTTCCTGTTTGAGGATCCTGTTTTTCAAGTGTTTCTGAAAGACGTCAAACACGCCAAGGAATCCGGCTTCTAAACTCAAAGGAGCGCGATACGATGTATGGGGTTCAATCTTCGCAAGGGCTTTCATGATTTCCCAAAAAAGGGTTGGCTCAAAATCGGGTGTTGTGCTCGCCTTGCGTTGAACCGCAGCAGCCAGACTATCAATCATTTCAGGTTCCCGTTGGCAGAAACAAAGCGCCTGATACACACGCCCGCGAATCCATTTGATGATTTCAACGCTAGGTGGCGTTGGGAGTTGTGCAATAGTAATCATGGCCTCAATCAATTCGTCATAGAAATCCTGAATCCGGCGTGGGAAAGCAGGAACTACGCCGTCTGGAAAAAACTTTACGATCTGAGTCGCGCGATCCAGGCGACCTTCTAGCGCCTGATAGGCTTCTTCGGTTTTTAAAGGCTCGGGGATCGCATAGGTCGTCCAGGTGGAATAAGGCGTGCGGGGTATGCGGCGTTGAACAAAGCAATCCTCCAAAAATGCAAGCGGACCCGTCATTTCACGCGCCGTCATCCAAATCATTCCTGTACCATCGGACGGCAGTACGTATTGCTGAAGAATCGCGCGTACACGAATCGCAGCAGGCAAAGAGAAACTATGGGCGCGACGCAAAATGACCAATTTCCGCGTACTTGCCCGAAGGCTGTGAAAGACGTCGCCGGAACTGAAAAATTGGGTCAGCAGTTCACCAATAATCTGCTTGTCTTGCATACTCAAATTGGGAATGTCAATCTCAAAATGATATGGGCTTTCATACACTTTTGCTTCGTAGTTATCGCCGCCAAGATTGAAAACGTGTATAGGAAGAGGGAGTGTGATAGATATTCCATAGGCAGCTTCAATCAATTTACGGGCTTGTGATATCTTTCCAGATCCAGATGGACCTAGAAACAACCAAGGAATCGCTAACGAATCCATGCTTCTTACAGAAGATTGGATGCGCTGGTTTAGACCTCTATGCTTATTGTCCCGCCGCCAGTGTATCGCGCAAATTGCTAATAGCGACAGTGCTGACTGAAACAGAGATCAATGTAGCGGGCAGCACAACCAACATCATCATAGCCAGAATAAACTGAATCATGTATGTCGGGTTGCTGCTGAAATGCCACAGCGCTAGAGCATATGCTGTCGCAGATGCCATGAACGAGAAGATCGACATGGCTGTCAGAATCTTTGTGTTTTGCGAATTATCTTTGGGAAGCAGGACAGCATAAAGAACACCCGCCGTGATGGTCATGGCAATACAGATCGCCAGTGTAATATAAAAGGCAACATTTGCTCCGATCATTCCTCTATTCTTGTTTTGTATTATTTTACGAGACGCCGTAGGCCTCCCGCCACCTGGTTCATAAGCTGCCCGCCATACACGGAAGAATAGGTCTCCCACTCCGGTTTGACACCGGGTACGTTATACAGGATACAAAATATACCGGCAAGCAACAAGATTGCGATGACAACCGGCATGAAAAACCGACGAAAATAAACATCTTTGATCTCAACGTCTTTGGTTGTCGTTGCTTCCATTCTACCTTGAGGGCGCTCTTTCTTTCCTACAGAAAAGTAGGAATGTCCGCGGCTGCTATTGCTCCTGCTTCTGCTCCTGCTACTGCTGCTGCTGCCACGGGTGATGCAGCAGAGGCAGCAGAGGGAGCAAAGGGAACAGGAATCGTACATGTGAATGAAAATGAAGCACCCAGCACATATCAATGCTCTCCTGCACTACATCGGAAGAAAGGAGAAACGTGCCTTCCTGAGGAGGCATTAGAACGTCTGCGCCGCAATTGGAACAAGACGCATCCCCGGAAAAAAATCGTCTTGAACATGACTCGCAAGAATGGCGTTGTACGGGGTGCCGGCAAAAAGTCATTGCTTTACTCCAAACTGCGGGATGCTATGAAGACGCAGTACAAATGCGATACCGAGTTTTGTATGGTAAAGAAGATCCCTGCTGCCGACGGCGATAAGAAGGTCATGATGAGTTATTTCCGTCCTGAGAAGCCCAAGTCCTGGGACAAGAAACCTTCGTCATGGCTTGATAGTTACAATATTGAAGATGTTATGAGCCAATATGAACAAGCGAACCCCGAATTTGAGTTTATTGGACCTGTGCCAATTGACTTTGATGCGCCTACTTCCTGGGGCAAGTGTATTGTGAACGAACTTTGTCGCCTGAATCTGGACACTATGAAAACGTCCGGAAAAACCAAAATCGGCATCATTTTCAATCTGGACAAGCATGATGAACCGGGCTCCCATTGGGTCTGCGCTTTCATCGACGTCCCTGCATCGTCGGCGTACTACTTTGATTCCTATGGATTTGAGCCAGAAAAAGAGATCAAACGTTTGCTTGGTCGTCTCAAAGATCAGGGTATCAAGAACATTTATTACAACGACATTCGCCATCAGAAACGCGGATCCGAATGCGGGATGTATTGTTTGTTTGTTATTATTTGTTTACTACGCGGTCGCAAATTCTACGACATTTGTACGAATGTTATTGAAGACAGCACTATGAACACATTTCGCGACATCTTGTTTGCCGAAGAAAAGCCGCGGCGTGAAGCCATTGAAGAGGGGTTAAAGAAGGTATGTACTTGATTCCGATGTATGGGACATGCACAATGTGCGCCTAAAGCGCGTTGGCAAATTAAAAACAATCGTTAGAAGATGTCGTCTAGGCAGCCTGTGGCAAATGCATTTTTGAACGGACCCAATTATCAAAAGATTGTTGGGTTCCTTCGTCAGCACTATCAAAAAAAGATGGGAACTGCGATCCCGGATCGCGTGGATGCACGCATTCAGCGCAGTGTTCAGCATTACATGCAAGAAGTCTCTCGTATTCAGGGCACAAAACCTGTCGCAGTTCTGACTCAGGAAGTCCTGCGTGAAACTACGACTTCGGTGGACACCTGGCTTTCCAAACAAGAACCCGTGAAGTCTGCGATTACAACACTGGGTGCTTTTCCACCGGTTCCAAAGACCAATGGAATGGGAATGGGATCCGAAAGCGGGGAAGACTACAGCCGTCTTTATGAAGATACATCGACGAGTTATGAGCGCCTAATGTCTGATCGCGCACCACCGCCGATGAGCGCGCCACCTGTTCCGGATTTCCGGATCGGCGGGGACATGTTGGAGAGTTCAGAAGATCCAGTTGTCTTGATGCAACGTCTTCAGAAGGCGCGCGACGAGCAGGCACGTGCAATGGGTTTGCCGCTGCCACCACCGACTCCTGCAACCGGTCCGGCGCCCGCCGGTGGTGCTGCTGGAACGGGTTCCAGCCTCCTGCCCACGAATTCCGTCACAGGAGGCACGCTCCCGCCTCCGCGCCTTACGATTCGCGAGGATCCTCCGTCTGCTGCTGCACCAGTCCCTCCCCAGGCGGAGGCGCCTCCGCCGCCGCTGGCACCACGTCCCCAAGACTACATTATTCCGCAGGAAGACGTTGTCAAATACCGCGAAAAGGAATTCAATATTTTCATGACATCATCCGATCGCGATTGGCTGCGCAATACATCCGAAAATCGCTACAATTTCAGCGTTAATTTCAATACAGGTTCAAAGCGTTCCGGCTTTTCATTCAACGCTGCACTCCAGGAACGTTTCCGCAACATTCAGCGTGTGGAATTTGTGAAGGCCATAGTTCCAATTGAGTCTTTGACTTCGCTCGTCAAGGTAACCGCGGAAAGCCCTTCTATAGTATACGATACGACTCGTGTCGTGAACGTCTTCTCCCTTCCGTTTGCCAGCGTGCGCATTGCGGAACTCAACACATCCAACGGCTTTTCCACAAGACCCGAAGAGGACAACAGCTTTGCGATGGTTCAGTACGATACGACGTGGTCGAGTGATTTAGTATCGCAGGCAGTTCAGGGTACATCACCTGCTGCTGTTCTAACCAAATCCGGCTACACGGGTCTGATTCCCAAATTCTTGAAGTGCCAGCGCGAATACACCCCTACACCGCTTGCGACCCTTCAACGCATGTCCTTGCGTGTTGAGCGCCACAATGGTACTTTGCTGTCCGATGACAGCGACGTTTGGTTCGTGGATCGCGTGTGTATGAGTGATGATTTCTCATCCATTGGAACGGATTCTACGCTGTATGGCATCACGAATCCTCAGAATTCGTATATTTTTATCCGAACCAGCAAATTCTTCCCCTACAGCGCAGTGGGCGAAGGCGACACGATCCAGATCCAGGGATTCGCATGCTCGGCAAATACGAATGCATCTCTTGACTTTGTTAATTGGCTGACGCGCGAAGAGGGACACTATGTTGTCGCACAGGCCTTTGTAAATGTTGGTGCTTTAACCGATGGTCGCAACACAGCCGGCTATTGTAACGTTATCGTTCTTCGCAATCGGTTCAACGATCCTACAACAGGATCCGTGAATCGCACCAACGTCTATTTCGGCGGTACGTCCGGCGAAGAATCGACACTGGCTACGTATTTGAATCTGACGCAAGAAAATCAGAGCGGATGCGGTCTCATCAATTACAGCCGGCAGACGCATTTCGTTCTTCGCATCATCACGCGAAATATGGATTCATCTTCCAATATTCGCCCCGACAACGTCTAGACCTGTGCGGATTTTAGGCCGATGGGCATTTCAAACAGGCCAGTCTAAATTTCGCTCAGCGAAATTTGACTTTTGGCTTACCTTTTCGCTTTGCGAAAAGATAAATGGCAGTTTGCGAGACTTTGCCTAGCAAATCTGCCTCAAACAAACACATTTTGACGAGGCTCATTGAGAATCCTGTGCGCGCCGTCATCACAAGAAATCCGAAACAATGAATAGAAGGATGCCAGATGGCACGATTACGATCATAGTAATGCTTTTGCTAGCAATTCTTGTTGCTATTGTGCTACCGCTTTCCCAGAAAGAAGCAGCCAAGGTAGATCCCTTTTTAGACTCTGGTGAATTACCACCGCGTGTCCGCAGCATGGTGGATGTAAGAACATCCCAGTTGGAAATCCCTGGCCAGCGTCGCTACAATAAGTTAAGTGACACACACGACGTCACCAGACCGAATTTCATGAATACAGGTGATTCTGAGACAGATCTTGCCAAGGGCGATCAAGAAATCATCAGTGCTTTGCGCTCTGTTCTCATGGTTCCCGATCTAAACGCCCCTACGGGACAAGGCGTTAGTGTGGATTCGCCCGAAGTGAAACTGCCTCCGAAATCAGGTGTCTTGGAAAGCACCCGTAAATGCGAATCAATCAAAGGACGTGCAGGATGCGATGCACTTGGAGTTCCAGGAAATGAGAATTGCGGCATATGTATCAAGGGTGGAACCTCATACACAGATCCCGACAACGAGGGAAACCATATTGGTGGTCTGATGGTCTTCCCCGAAGACAAGGCGGAGGCTGAAGAACAAACAAATGGCGCGGGTACTCGTTATTTCCCTTCGATAGGATCATGCCCGCCTGGATTTTTCTACGTCAGCAAAGACGCCTGTAAGAAAGCCGTAAACCGCGAAAACTGCAAAGAAATTGGTGAAACGGGTGGATTCATTGGCGGGCGCACACTTGAAGGCAAGACGATTGACCAGGTGTCATGTGCAGCAGTTCCTGCATCTGGTGATTCCACGTATGTCTATGATACGAAAGATCGCAAATTCCGCATGAATCTGCGCATTCAAGCGCCAAAAGGAACTGGATTCTTGCGTGTGCGCGTTATGGATCTTACAAAAACGCCTCCTGTTCAAAAGGCGTTTGGAACCGCCGATGGTGAACTGGTACTGCTTCTTCAAAATGTCGCAGAAGGCGATCGCTTCTCAGTGGAAGTTATTGAAGAAGTCCCCTATCGTCCTACAGGTCGCCCAGAAGTGTTTCAATATCGTGTAAATATGGACAGCAGCGTTGAAATAGGAGGATATGCATATGCATATGACCAGTCTGCTGCTAAACAGAATTGTGAACGAATTGGCACTATTCAAGCAACCAAAGATCAATTAAGTGCAGCACTGACAGCGGGTGCACAAGTTTGTGCGACGGGATGGACGACAAACTACATTGGCTGGCCTATGCAATCGCGTTGGAACGATGGAAATCCTGATCACGATGGTTGGTGTGGACAAGGAGGTCAACTGAATAGTTGGGGACTCAAAAATTCGTCAGGAGAACAAATCGGTCATAGTTGGTGCTATGGCGTGAAACCCCCAAATTCAATCAATCAGACCTTTTTCACCAAAATTGTGCCTTGGTTTGAGAGTCTTGGTAAAAACGGATTTCCCTCCCAAACAGATCTTCCCAACATTTGGTCACAATTTGGTGATTATCAAGCACCTCATTTCCGTGCATTTATTGCACAATGGGAATCCACCGATGAGAAACGGAAGTTGCCCTTTGATCAGACGCTTATTTCAGTGAATGGTATTCGCAAAGGCGCTGATAATACTATTCGCGGATTGAAGAAATTTGGTACTTTTAAAGCAAGCAATATTATTTTGGATCCTCGCCCAGTAGCAACATCCAAATTCTTGTCAAATCTAAATTGGATTTGGGGCGGCGATGCTATTTCACAAAAAGTAACCTTTGAAGTTGTAATTCCTGGAACCTTTTTGGATCCCATTTACGTCGAGGATCGCTTTTTAGCACCCATGGGTCCGCTTGTTACGCAGAAGGAATCAATGAACTTCCTACAGATGTCGCCGTGTGACATGGCGGATCAGAAGCCTGGTGCCTATAGCGAAACGTGTTTGCGAACACTTTTTGTTTCGGCGGGCGGCGATCCCTATTTGGGAACCATCGCAAAAGAAGGATTTGGAAAACTCAACGCATTTGGCAGCAAGGACAGCATTCAGAGTTATTTAGTGGGATTGTACACGTTAGCGACGAAGGGAAAGAACGCATCAGGAATGCGCGCCACGATCACACAGATCAACGACGCTGCCATGAAGATGTTCGGATTTGAAATCGTTTCCCCGTGCGAAGATATTCAGGAAGGTTCCGACGGAAATATAATGTTGATCGCAAAAACGGGGGCTGTGGATGTGAATTGTCTGAATTATTTGTGGAAAAACACGGGAAATGATCGTGATCGTGGAAACGAAGATAAATCTCGTCGCACAACTATCAAAAATACATACACGTCAATTGCAGATCGGTTTAGTGGATTGCGCACAAATGAGGGATCCAAGAAGGCACGTGAAATAGCACCCTTTGCAACATGTAAATCATCCGGCAGCATGGCACCCATCAGTGAAATTGGAAACGTCAATATGGCAGCCGTGAACGCTGCAAATGCAAAGGGATCAATTGATGCAATTCAACGATTCTACGACTCCATCCACAAGACAGCGAACTACAAAGGCGGAACGGAAGTCAGTGCAGCTGAACACACTGCCGCTCTTCAACAATGCTACGGGGTTCAAAAGGCACCCAGTGATTCGTGTATACCGGCTCGGTAAAGAGACCCTAGGCTCTTTGCGCCAATAATCTATCAATACTAAGAACTCTAATGAAATTTCATTTCATTTCACTAGAGTAGAGTAGAGGATGACAACATGGGTTGTTATATTGGGGATACTTGTTATGCTCTTTATGATCGTGCTTTTATTGAAAAGCCATACCACTGAAGGATTTGGATCTTTTAAAGATACGCAAATGGCATTCGCTGATAGCCAGAATACAAATTTTTTCGACAAAATGACAAAGGGGATTTTTGTTAACCCGGGTCTAGCCTTAAAGGATTTGAATTCAGCCCTTGCTCAGACAGATGTATACATGCCAAATTCAGTTGATCGTGATTACACGTCCTTCTTTGTAGAAGATCCTGAAGGGAAATTTACTGAAGAAGATGCGAAATTTTGTAAGGGAGCCCAAATGCCACGAGACCTTCCCGAACGCCCTTCGCGTACCACCGTTGGTTGTGGATGGTACTTTTACGAAGATCCTGAAAAACGTTCAACTGGAATTCTTGGAACACAATCGGGTCCCCTTTTTACAGATCGGCTCAGTGGAGGTGGAAAGTGGTTTTGGAATGTAAATGATGCCCAAAAAGCCGAAGAAATCAAACGCTGTAAACGCATCAAAGATTGCGCTCTGTTAGATATCGATGGAATTCGGGGCGTATGTGGCTTCTGTAAAGAAAAAGGATATGGTGTTCCGATTCTGTCAAATGGTGCATTAAAGTATCCCGAGGATGCACAGGGAAATTGTGGTTCTCAAATGGCCACAAATCGTGGTCAATGTGCGATCTTTGAACAGCAAGCTGCATCAGAATTCATTGATGTAAACGCCGATGAAATCGGTGAGGCGGGGCTCATTGAAATTAAGAAAGAAAAGAATGTCTGCGACCCTGACAATCGCGGCATGCTTTCGCGCGATTGCCTTGTCAAGATCGCAAAGGCTCTTGGATTTTCGGAAGTAGGCGGTATCTTACGGCTTTTGAAAACGGGTGCTGAACCTTCTGAAATCGACCGATTGGCGTTGGAATCAGTCGCAACCGCAGGAAGTCCGATCGGAATCGCGCTGTACAAAGGCGGGAATACGGATGTTGGATCGGCAAGCGCCGTTTTTAAACGACTTGCTGATTTACAAACTATGGGTCCAAACAATGTAATTCAGTCTGCCGCGAAATGGTTGGTGAGCGGTGGCACCGATTTTGATGTTTGCGAATTGGATCCGACTGCAAAGGGTCCTTTCCCTACTCCGTGCCTCCAACGCGCCTTTCGGAGTGCAGGATGCCAAGCGGGCGGGGTGAAATACCCGTCCAATCGAGAGTCTGTGAGTGAATACGCGAATATGACATGGGGGCAGGTTAATGCCATGTTTAAATCCTTGAACGATTCTGTAAAATCGACGAACCCAGATGTTCAAAACAATGCACTCAAAGAATGCCTTGGACGCGGAACAGAGTTTTACCAAGCGCCTTTGAAACAATGCACGCCCGCAGCGCCCGCAGCGCCCGCAGCGCCCGCAGCGCCCGCAGCGCCCGCGGCACCTGCTGCACCTGCTGCACCTGCAGCGCCCGCGGCACCTGCTGCACCTGCAGCGCCCGCGGCACCTGCTGCACCTGCAGCGCCCGCG